ATAATTGTTGTGATGACTCGTTGGAATGTTGCTGACCTAACTGGTAAATTGATGAAAGCACAAGCAGAACCAAAAGCAGATCAATGGGAAGTGATAGAATTCCCAGCCATACTTCCAAGCGGGAAACCGGTTTGGCCCGGTTATTGGAAGCTCGAAGAGTTGGAAGCGGTAAAAGCATCCGTGAGTATACTAAAATGGAATGCGCAATATCAACAAAATCCAACAGCAGCTGAAGGTAGTATTATAAAACGTGAGTGGTGGAAGGTGTATGACAAACCAGAACCACCTGCATTAATGCACGTGATCCAATCTTATGACACAGCGTTTATGAAAAAAGAAACAGCTGACTACAGCGCCATAACTACGTGGGGTGTATTTTGTCCAAATGAAGGTGACGCACCTAATTTAATACTATTAGACATGGTAAAAGATAGGTATGAGTTTCCAGAGTTGCGTAAGAAAGCGAAAGAACAATATGATTACTGGAAGCCAGAAACGGTGATCGTGGAAGCTAAGGCTTCAGGACTACCTTTAACGTATGAATTGCGTAAGCTAGGCATACCAGTTATTAACTTTACACCTAGTAAAGGAAATGATAAACATACTAGAGTGAACTCTGTAGCACCGCTATTTGAAGCTGGAATGGTATGGGCACCAGATAAAAAGTTTGCTGAAGAGGTTATTGAGGAGTGCGCTGCATTTCCATTAGGGGAACACGATGACTTAGTGGATAGTATGACTCAAGCCGTAATGAGATTTAGACAAGGTGGCTTTGTAGAACATCCAGATGACTATGAAGACGAACCTTTGCCGTATGAACAGAGGACATACTACTAATGAACATACCATTGTTTATAAAAAACTATATAGATAATCTACTCAGTAGAGCTAAAGCTACTAAGGGTATGACTAATCTTGAAGTAGAGGAACTTGGAAATAAACTCGATGACTTTTTAGAAAGATATGACGGAACAGATACAAATCAAGATCTAGATACTGTTGACAAAATGGTTAACGAATTAAAAAATGATTTTGAACCAATTGTTGCTAATGCAGAACGTTTTGCTGGTGAATCAGATTCTGTAATAAAAAGACCACAGGGCATATCTGCTTTGTTAAGAGATGGACCAGATCGTACGTTTGCATATATAGCAGAGAAAACAGGTTTGGATGTAGGAAGAGTCAAACGTGCTCTTGTTGAGATGATGAACGAAGGTTATTCAGAAGGTGGAAACTTCGGGAAGATGTCAACTATAGACGACACTGAAAGACTCTATGCGTACTCAGATTTACGAATGAGAGATGATGACGCTATAGAATTTTTAACTGAGCTAGAAGAAATTGGAAAAAACATTGAGACAGACAATGTTATTGATTTAGAAAAATTTCGTAAAGAAGGAATAACAGCAGTACAAACAGGAAAGTTTGATGCAAGCAAAATAGATTACCAAAAGTATGAAGACATAGCAGAACAGTTTGGAGAAGACGAAGCACTAAAACAATTTAAATACGACCATGGCGTAGGTGACGTTAGGTTTGACCCTGAAAAAGGAATTGTTCAAGACCCCCCTGCAAGAGAAACTGGTGGAGTTGATCCTGCTGACGCAAGAATAACAAAGAACGAAGCAAAAGAAATTATTGCAACTGAATCCCCGCCTGATGAATTTTTTGGACAAGCAAAAGTAGAAATAGACAAACCTGAAAACCCTTTAAACCCACAAGAAGTAGACGACCTATTAACAGAAAAGTTTGTAGATGATAAAATGCAAACAAGACAAAACTTAGAACATCTTAGTAAAGACCAGTTAGAAGGTTTAGCAGGAGACATGGCAAAGCAGCTTGTAAAGAATCAAGAGAGAGTAAAAGCATTAGCGGAGGCAGGAGAATTTGAAAAAGCAAGAATGCTAGAAAATGTTAACAAAAAACTATTAGCGAAAATGGACGACACAGGAATAGAGGATGTAGATGAAATTTTAGAAATTTTTCCTTTTGATCCAGACAAACCTAAAATGGCAAAAGGTGGCCGTGTGGGGTTTGCTGATGGTAAAGATGTTCCTGGAGGAGGTAAATTACCAATGTCACGTAGAGGTTTTCTTGGTGTATTAGGAGGAGGTATTGCTACGTTGATGGGAAGCAGAGCTTTAATGCCTGCAGCAAAAACAGGTATCACCGCAGCAAAGACAATATCAGCACCAGGCATGCCTAAATGGTTTCCATTACTTGTAAACAAAATACAAACAAAAGGTAATGTGGTATCACCTGCAGCACCACAAAAAGGTGAAGTAAATTCGGTCTATAATTACATGGATGGTAAAACTGAATATAAAATGGTAGAAGATGTAAATACAGGACGAATAGATATATACACTGTAGGAGATGACGGCACTCAAGTTAGTTTTGAGTATGAGCCATCAATGAAAAGATATTTTGAAGATGGTAGTAGCGTGACAGAAGAACCATCATTTTTTGTTGGAGAGTTTAGAAAAGGTTCTGAACCTGGTGGAGATTTTGAACAATACTCAATGGGAATGGATGAAGTTACAACTGATCTTCGCAACGTTGAAGAATTTGCAACTAGAGGAACTACGATGAAACTAGATAAGGCATTAGATGAGTTTCTTAAAAACACAAGAAAAGAAGAACCAGGATTTAAACAAGGTGGCCTAGTACCACCACAAGCAGGACCAATGCCACAAGGTGTAGGTTCATTATTTAGACAGAGGACAGCATAATGGCTATAGATAAAAACAACCCAATACTTCCACCTAAACAAACTAGGACAAACATGAAAGTTCCTAACCAGCAAGCTCAGTTGGAAAAAATACAAATGAACTTAACACAACAACCACCTGTTGAAATAAAAGAAACAGATGATGGTGGTGTTGAAGTTGATTTTGATCCAGCAGCAGTTGTACCTGAAGGCGGAGAATCACATGATGAAAACTTAGCTGACTTTTTAGAAGAAGATATTTTACAAGAAATTTCCAACGACCTTTTAGAAAACTATGAAAGCTGTAAATCATCAAGAGCAGATTGGGAAGACACTTATACAAAAGGTTTAGACCTATTAGGTTTTAAATACGAAAACAGATCAGAACCATTTCAAGGTTCTAGTGGCGCGACACACCCTGTACTTGCAGAAGCAGTTACACAATTCCAAGCGCTAGCTTATAAAGAATTATTACCAGCAGGTGGTCCAGTTAGAACGCAGATTGTAGGAAACATAGACCCTGCAAGAGAAGACCAAGCAGAACGTGTTAAAGACTATATGAACTATCAGTTAATGGTAGAGATGAAAGAGTACGAACCAGAATTTGATCAAATGTTATTTAACTTACCACTGTCAGGTTCTACATTTAAAAAAGTTTATTACGACCAATTACTAGGTCGTTGTGTATCTAAGTTTGTACCTGCAGAAGATTTATATGTTCCTTACACAACTACATCATTAGATGAGTCTGATTGTGTTATTCATTCTATAAAAATGACAGGAAACGATTTGTTAAAAAATCAACTAACAGGTTTTTACAGTGACATAGAATTGACACAATCTGGATCAGTTGCACCTGATGAAATTAGAGATAAGAAAAATGATCTAGAAGGTATCGAAATGGCTGAACTAGAAAAAAGTGAAATATACACTTTACTAGAATGTCATGTTGAAATGTCTATTACTGGTTTTGGAGAAATTAATCCAGAAACAGGAGAAGAGACAGGTTTAAAAGTTCCTTACATCATTACTCTTGATGAAGGGTCAGGACAGGTTTTAGCAATCAGAAGAAACTTCGATGCGAACGATCCGTCTAAAAAGAAAAAAGATTATTTTGTACACTTTAAGTTTTTACCAGGATTAGGCTTCTATGGATTCGGACTAATTCACATGATCGGTGGTTTATCAAGAACTGCCACAGCCGCTTTGAGACAACTTCTCGATGCCGGTACCTTGTCTAACTTACCGTCCGGATTCAAACAAAGAGGCATCCGAGTCAGAGACGAAGCTCAACCGTTGCAGCCGGGAGAGTTCCGTGATGTTGACGCTCCTGGTGGAAATTTAGCTGACGCGTTTATGCCGTTACCATTTAAAGGACCTGATGGAACATTACTACAGTTGATGGGTGTTGTTGTAGAAGCAGGACAAAGATTTGCATCGATAGCTGATATGCAGGT